TCTCGCCCGATCGGGGTGTGTGGAACTGCTACCGATGCGGCTCGCGCGGGATCGCCGACTTCAGGTGGTTGGTCGACGGCTCGGAGGCGGTGCAGGCGACGGCGGCGCCGCCGGCGGAGAAGATCGATCTGGGGCCGCCCGAAGGCTTCGTGCCCGTCAAGGAGTGCGGCCGCTCGATCATGATGCGGTGGGCGCCCGAGTACTTCGAGCGGCGCGGGGTGATCGACGCCGCGCGCGCCGTCGGCGCCGGCGGCTGCCACCGCGGCAAGTACGGCGGCCGCGTCGTCGTGCCGTTCCTCGAGACGGCCGGCGGGCCGTGGCTGGGCTTCTCGGCACGGATCGTCGAGGCGCGGCCGGGCGCGCCCAAGTACCTCTACCCGCGCGGGATGGACCGGCGCCGCGCGCTGTGGGGCGTGGCCTGGCTCCCGCAGGACGACGAGCCCTTGTGGATCGTGGAGGGCGTCTTCGACGCGCTGCCGCTGTTCCCGCGCGCGCTCGCGACGCTGGGCAAGGCGGTGACCACCGAGCAGATGGACAGGCTCGTGGAGCTCGGCCGTCCGCTCGTGCCCTGCCTCGACGGCGACGCCTGGGAGGACTGCCGGGCGCTCGCGACCTTGCTCCGGATGCGCGGCGCGCGCGTCCCGGGCTGGGCACACCTTCCGCCGGGCAGCGACCCGGGAACGCTCGGCCCGCGGGTTGCGGAGCACCTCGTCAGGGACGACGCGTAATAGAACCCACAAGGAGACGACCATGAAGGTGGACATCACGCTCAGGGACCTCAACGCCGAGGAGGCAGCCGCGATCCTCATGGCCGCCAAGGAAGGCGGCGCCAAGCTCGCGCTGTTCTTCGCCACGCCGGGATCGTCTGCGATGCAGACGGCGCCCGCCGCGGTAGCTGCGGCGACGGGCAGCAGCCCCGCGCCGGCGGCCGCCACGCCCCCGCCCGCGGCCGAGGCGCCCAGCGCCCAGCAGGAGCTGTCCGCGGCCAAGCCCGCCGCGGCCGCCGCGCCGCCGGCGAACGCCGACCTCGAGAAGTGGTCGCGCTACACGACCACGAAGTCGGTGGTCAAGGCGCTGATCGAGGGCGAGAACATCAAGGACCGCGCGCAGATCCTCGCGCGCTGCCAGGAGCTCCGCGTCGCCGGCGTCGCGCCCCTCAAGGCGGTGCCCGAGGATCAGTTCGCCGACCGCGTGGGCAGCGCGGTGCTCGCCCTGCTGGGGGAGTAGGTGGCGGCTGACTCGCCGGGGCCGATCCCCCTCGACTCGCCGGTCCGGTCGGACCTCATCCCCTTCCGCCCGCCCGAGCACCGCACGTGGTTGCCGGGCGGCCTGGACAGCGTCACCGAGACGCTGCCGGACGATCGGGCGTGCGCGCGCTGCGCGCTCGGGCGCGGCGCCAAGACGATCTGCATGCCGACCTACCACGGCCCCGTCGCCGAGGCCGAGCGAGGCGTCCCCCTGCTGGTGATGGGGACGCCCACGGCGCGCGACGACGCGGCCGGCTCCCTCGTGTACGCCGGCGGCAACATGCTGGCGGTCGACGAGGTGAAGAAGCACGGCAAGGCGCGCATCACCTGGGCGCTGCGGTGCGCGGCAGGGCGCGGCGCCGACAACGCCGAGGTCGCGGCCTGCCGGCCGTACCTGGCGCGGGAGGTCGACACCTGCTCGCGCGCGATCGCGCTCGGGCCGCTGGCCGCCTACGCGCTCCTGGGCTTCGAGCTCGACGCCCGGCGCTACCGGCGCGCGCGCGCCGTCGTGCGCGGCAAGCCGGTCTTCGTCGTGCACGAGCCCGCGGGCGCGGCGCGCAACCGATTCTGGCGCGAGCAGTTCCGCCAGGACCTGACGTGGGCGATGACGGCGCCGGCGGAGCCCTTGCCCGACGGCGCGGTCTCCGTCCTGCGCGCGCCCGACGCTGTGCTGTGGCTGCAGGGCGGCTACCCCGACTCCCCGCGCGACGGCGCGCCCCTCGTGATCGACGTCGAGCACTGGCCGAAGAACCCATGGGCGCCCGGCGACTTCCGCCTGCTGTGCGTGGGCCTTTGCACCAACGAGCAGACGCCGCGGGTGATCGACGAGAACACGCTGGCGATCCCGGAGGTGCGGGCGGCGCTGCGGCGCGTGCTCGAGGACCCCGCGATCCCGAAGGTGAACCAGAACATCAAGCACGACCGGCACGTCATCTGGCGGGTGCTCGGGATCGACATCATCGGCGTCGAGCACGACACGATGATCTACGCGCAGCTCCTCGACTCAGAGAACCCCGCGGGCCTGGGCGCGCTCAACTGGAAGACGGGCTACGGCGGCGTCAAGCAGCTGGGCCAGGCCGGGGCGGACGAGGACGACGAGTAGATGCCGAGGTACGCGAACGCTCGGCAAGTGGAGATCCCCGAGGCGCGCGTCTACCACTGCTGCACCCCCGTCAGCCACGCGGGCATGGCGAAGTACTGCCACCTCGTGTGGGGGCCCGACGACCCCAAGCGCAGCCCGCGCCCCAAGGGCGGGCGTGACGACAAGCAGCCCCACCTGACGAACGCCAAGACGTCGCGCGGCGAGTGGGCCCTGCGGATCGAGGCGCTGATGGAGGACGGGGAGCCCCGGACCTTCAACCGGATCTGCGTCGAGCTCCTCGACCAGGAGGCGAGCATCGGCTTCGAGGGCCCGCTGGACGAAGCGCTGTGGGGGCTCGTCGAGCAGGGGCGCCTGGCGCACACGATGGAGGTGCCCGTCTACTTCATCATCTCGGAGGCTGACTGTGGCTAGGGGAGTGAAGCGGACCGACGCCGAGTTCCACACCTACTTCTGGTCGCTCGTCGAGAAGACCGACGGCTGCTGGTTGTGGAAGGGGAAGACCGATCGGCACGGCTACGGCACGGTCAGCTGGCGGGGCAAGCGATGGTCCGCGCACCGAGCGGCCTGGGTGCTCAAGCACGGGGAGATCGACTCGGAGACCCACGTGTTGCACGAGTGCGACACCCCGGCGTGCGTCTGTCCCAAGCACCTCTTCGAGGGGGATCAGGTGTCCAACATGAAGGACCGGGACAAGAAGGGGCGCGTCGCGCACGGTGAAGGGCACTACGCAGCCAAGCTGACGGAGGAGGACGTGCGCGTGATTCGTGCCGCGCGTGATGACCTCACGGTCTCGATCGAAGAGCTCGCCACGCGCTACGACGTGTCGCCCGCGAGGATCTCCGAGATCGCGCACCGCAAAGCCTGGAGGAGGGTCGCCTGATGGCCGAGAAGGATTTTCGCCGCATTCCCCCGAACCGTCTGCACTGGTACTGCGGCCTGGACACCGCGGCGACGCTGGCGCTGTACAAGCACCAGCGGTCGAACCCCGGGCGCTTCGAGAACACGTGGCGTCGCCTGCACGGGCCGGCGCTGCACGCGCTCGGGACGGTCGAGCGCTGGGGTGCGATCCTGTCCCGCGAGAACGTGATGGCCTACGACACGTTCCTCAACGGGAGGATCGAGCGCGTGCGCGCGGACCTGACGCAGTTCCCCGAGGTGCCCACCGAGCTCAACGTCAAGAGCCCCAAGCAGATGCAGGAGCTGTTCTTCACGAAGCTCAAGCTCAAGCCGACGATGCGCACCGACTCGGGCGCGCCCTCCTGCAGCGGGGAGGCGCTCGAGCAGCTGCAGAAGGAGAACCCCAACGTCGGGTGCATCCCCCTCATCCGCGAGTGGCTGGAGGCCCGCTCGATGATCGCGATGTACGGCGAGGGGATCTTGAAGCACATCGGCTACGACGAGCGCGTCCACACGAAGTACCGGATCGTGAGGACGGGCCGCCTGTCGAGCAGGGACCCCAACCTGCAGAACCTCAAGAGCCCGGACGACGATCCGGACCTCGCCGAGGAGGACGACAACGGCAAGTGGGCGCGGGGCTGCTGGGTCTGCCCCGAGGGCTGGGTCTGGGTGAACCTCGACTACAGCCAGGTCGAGCTTCGCGTCGCCGCGATGATGTCGGGCGACAAGAACATGATCGAGGCGTTCGCTTCGGGGAAGGACTTCCACCAGGAGCGCGCCGCCCAGATCTTCGCGAAGCCCGCCGAGAAGGTGACCAAGCTCGAGCGGCGCATCGCGAAGGTCATCAACTTCATGATCCCGTACGGGGCCTCGGAGTTCGCCGTCGCGGGCAACCTGGGGATCACGCCCGAGAAGGCCAAGGAGTACATCGACGCGTACATGGAGTCGGCGCCGGGCCTTGACGCCTGGCTGCGCGGGGAGGTGCGCCGGGGCCACGAGACGGGCGCCAGCTGGTCGGTGTACGAGCCCGAAGGCTGGACGCACAAGAGGGACGTCTTCGACATCGGGGAGCCCGTCACGAAGGGCGACAAGCTGGCGCGCGAGCGCGTCGGGCACGCGGAGCGCGTCTGCAAGAACAACCCGATCCAGAACATCGCGAACTGCTTCAGCCTCGCGTCCCTGTCGCGGGTGGTGCCCTGGATCGAGGACTCGGGAATCCCCGCGCAGCTGGTGATGACGGTGCACGACAACCTGGCGCTGTACGCGCGCGCGGACGTCTGGGAGGAGGTCGCGCACGAGGTGAAGGCGATCATGCAGGACTTCGAGACGGGTCCCGTCGAGCTCAAGGTCGACGTCGAGCTGGGCCGCAAGGACCTGGGGCATCTCGAGAAGGTCAAGGGCTGATGCCGCGCCAGAGCCGGGCCCCTGCGCAGGAGACCGACCGGGAGATCCGGCGGGCGACGTCCATCGAGCCGACGGCGATCCAGGAGGAGTACTGCGCGGTGCCCTCGGACCTCTACCGCTTCGCGTCCCTGGTGTCCGAGCGCGACGAGCTCCTGGACCACGCCGAGCAACAGCTCAAGAGCTACGAGGCGCGCCGCGCGGTCGAGATCGTCGAGGCGGTGCCCTTGGACGAGAAGCCCCCGGGCGAGGCGAAGATCGTCGCCCAGATCCGCAAGGAGAAGGGCTGGGGGGAGGCGGTGCGGGAGGTGTCCCGGGCCCGCAGGGCGAAGGCCGACGCGTTCGCCGTGCTCGAGGCGATCCGGGCCAAGAAGGAGATGCTGATCTCGCTCGGCGCGACCCAGCGCCTGGAGCTCGAGCGCGAGGCGCTCATCCGCGACCGCGAGCGCAGCGGCAGCCGCCGCGCGTAATAGTCTCCGTGGGGGGCACGTCGCCCCCTCACAAAAAAGGAGCCTGTACATGAGCGCACGCGGTTGGGTTGAGACGGATATCGACCAGTCGGAGAAGGACTACGAGGAGTGGGGTAAAGGGCGCGAGATCGCGAAGAAGCCCCCGGACGGCAAGAGCACGTGGTGGATCTGCCCGGCGCGCGCGGGCGCGACCCAGGGCGCGGTGCCGTTCCTGACGGGCACCTACGTGCACTTCGTGCACGACCCGCGCAACCCCGACTCGCTGCTCGCGGTCGGCGTGTGCCCCACGAAGACGCGGAACCAGCCGTGCACGTGGTGCGCGTTCCTCTCGCGGCTGCGCAAGCAGCAGGGCGGCCTCACCGAGGCCGATCAGGAGTACGTCGACAACGAGGCGGCCAAGGAGAACATCCTGGTCAACGCGATCCGCCTCGACGGCGAGGAGGACACCCTCAAGGTCGAGCCGCTGATCATCCCGGTGATGGCGTTCAAGACCCTCAACCAGATCCTGCGCGACAGGAAGGACGGGCGGGACTTCACGCACCCGACGAAGGGCTCGCCGGTGATCTTCGAGCGCGAGGGCAAGCTGATCAAGACGCGCTACTCGGCGCGCCTCGCGAACCCCCGCCCGCTGCCGGCCGAGGGCGTCGCCCTGCTCGACTCGATGATCGAGCTGGAGAAGGTCTACCCCGAGCTCGACCACGAGGGGCTCAAGGCGATCGCGGTGATCCCGGGCGAGGCGCCCGCCGCGGTGGGTGCGGATCGTCAGCTGCCCGCCGGCGAGAAGTAGGGCGTCCCCACCCATGGGCAAGCTGCCGAAGTCGGAGGCCTTGAAGGCCGCCGAGGCGTTCCGCAAGAAGTTCAAACGAGAGCCGGGCGAGCCGGCCTCGGCGATCGTGATGACGGACGGTGGGTACGCGAAGGTCCGGTCGGTCCTGCCGACCGGGATCGACGTCATCGACCACCACGTCATCGGCATCGGCGGCTTGCCCTACGGGCGGATCATCGAGCTCAAGGGAGAGGAAAGCGCGGGCAAGACGACGCTGCTCTCGAAGTTCATGGCGGCCGCGCAGGAGGACGGCTGCCTGGTTCACCTCGAGGACTCCGAGAACAAGTTCAACCCGGAGTGGGCTGCGATCCACGGGGTCAAGCCCGAGGACGTCGTGCAGATGCAGGCGGCCTCACTTGAGGAGTTCCACGATCAGGCGATGTACGCGGTGGAGCGCCCGGGCCCGCCGCCCTTCTTCGCCCTCGACTCGATCGCCCAGATCCCGACCGAGCTCGAGCTGACGGAGGGCAAGGACGTGCCGGCCGAGCACGCTCGGCTCTGGGCGAAGTTCCTTCGGCCCTTCTCTCAGCGGCTCGCGCGGCGCCAGGGGATCATGGTCTGCGTCAACCAGATCCGGATGAAGGTCGGGGTGATGTACGGCAACCCCGAGACGACCTTCGGGGGCAAGGCGCTGCAGTACGCCTACACGATCCGGCTGCGGGTCGCGCACGGCAAGGGCATCAAGGAGGGCAGCGTGTCGACCGCGCGCTACATGCACGTGTCGGCCGAGAAGAATCAGGTGGCGCCGCCGCACCGGCACGCGACGCTGAGGCTCGACTACGCCGAGGGCTTCGACGACGACTGGGCGACGCTCGAGCACGCCAAGGACGTGGGCTGCATCGACAAGAGCGCGGCCTTCA